GTCGTGGTCGCGGTCGGGGTCGGGGTCGTGGTCGCGGTCGTGGTCGCGGTCGTGGTCGCGGTCGGGGTCGTGGTCGGGAAATAAGTAAGGAATATTTAAATGTCAAATGAAATACCAGAAGATGTTCAAACCTTGGTATGCGCTAAATCATGGCTAAAGGTTAATATTGATTCATTGAATAATGTTGATGGAAATCAATCCGTCAAGGAAGAGATTGTTAAGCTATTAAACGCTATTGAGTTAATAGATAAGATCATCTTTGAAAAAATGCCTAAGGGGGAAGATTGTGGAGAATGAATTGCCTGAAAATTTTAAGTTTGCTATTCCTTTTAATTATGAAGGGGTTGTTTGTGAAAAATTAACTCATTTTTATAATGAAAAAAAATTTAAGAGGGCTGGAAAAACTTTTGTGTATGTTTTTTCAATAAAATATTTGACACTTTCTGGAATGGATATAGAAGATTCTAATATTTCTGATGATATTTATACTTTTGTTAATTATGATTTACCAGAAATAACTATAACCCAACTAATGAACGCAAATCCAAAAGTTGATGAAGTTGATGAAGTTGATGAAGGATTGGAAAAACTTTATGATCTTCTTGAAAAAAGTATATCAACGCTTAAAGATATAAGTATATCAACGCTTAAAGATATAAGGGATAAGATAAATGAAAAATCATAAAGTTCCATGGATAATACTGGCGTCAGGGCTATTGGTTTATACATTGCTGGTATTTTGGACAGGTTATTTTTAAAGTTATGAATATCGGGGCGTCATGGCGAACGTTATTAAATATAACGCGCGGCGGCACCTATTTAATATTAAATTATGTAGGCATACATAAAGCAGATTAGACTCCTGGCGATATTCACCAGATTTTTAGGATAAATAAATGGAAAATTCAAGATTTAAGTTTAGGGCTTGGCATAAAAAAGATTGTATAATGCTTACAGTAAGTGAAATAAGAATTAATAAGTGTGGATATATACAGCATTTCAAAGCATTTGAATATCCTATCATAGGATACGAATTAGTTTGTCCTGGTGAAGATATTTATTTAATGCAATTTACGTCACTTTTAGATAAAAATTTAAAAGAAATTTATGAGCGAGATATTGTTTATATATCAGATTATGGAAGATATGAGGTTAAATTTAGTAATGGTAAATTTATATCTGACTGCCTAGAAATAATTGGACTTGAATCATTTATGTTTGATGATGATTTGTTGACAAATGGAAACAGTGAGAATGTTGAAATTATTGGCAATGTATTTGAAAACCCAGAATTACTTAAAAATGACCAACCCATGAACGAAAAGTGTAGGTGGGAAAGATTTATACAAAAACATCATTCAGACAAAATAAATATAGAATGCTGGCCTGACGGTGGAATGTATATTCAGTATTCAACAGAATTAAAATTAAAATATTGTCCTAACTGCGGCAAAGAAATTGAGGAGATTGAGGTATGATTGACAAAGAGAAAATTCTCAAACATATTACATCATATAAAGATTTTTTGGAGCATTTTAGTATTTCAAAATATTCTGTTGATTTAATGAATTCTATTGAAAAAGGTAAATTTGACGTTAAGGAAAGCTCACTATGGCTAACATTCAAAGAGGGGATGCCTAGACTTAATCAGGAAGTAGAAGTTAAGTTTAAAGATAGTGAAATAAAAAAATTGTTTCTTACTCTAGAGGAAGAGCCTATTTATGAAATATGTCGTCTTATATTTGTAAGTAAAGATAAATCTTTCACAGCAAATCTTAAACAGATAGAATCATGGCGTCCTATTCCTGAAGAAACAGAAAGAAAGCCGGATTTTGGAAGGCTTAATCAAGGCGACTTTATATTATTTGAATACGATGTAAGACATGACAATCCAAAACTAAAATATTCAAAAATTTCAGGATTTGTTAAAAAAGGATTTCTTGAAAGCAACGGATATTTAACCATAGCAACAGAACTACAATATTGTTATTTTCATGATGAAGTCCAATATGACAAAGATAAAATAATAAAAATCACCCGCATAAACATGGAAACGAAAGAGTTTGAGGAGATTTGAATATGGAAATCACTGATAAAGACAGGCTTGATTTCATTCAGGAGCATTCATTGAATATTACATCTGATAATTATACTAAAAAGGTTAGCTGTAATTATTCTTGCTATACCGGAACATACGCAAAAACAAATGATGTTCGAGAAGCTATTGACATTGAAATTATGGCTATTCGGGAGAAAGACAATTGCGAAAAATGAATATAAGCCAAAATGACCACATATTAAAATGCAAGCTATGTAAGCATAACATGTCGCAGTTAGATTATCGCCATGTTTACGAGGGAATATGCTTTCAGTGCATAACTGATATTCTTTTCTTCTTGCAAACATATGATGCAGTAGAGTTTGATTCTGCATGTGAGTATGCAAAAAAGAAATCCAGAGAAGATAAAATTGATGCTTGATAAAGAAAGATTGTTTAAGTACGTAGATATGATGCTTGACAGCGTTTGGTATAATCATACCATTGACGCGTGCCCTGAAAAATTGGGTAAACTAAGGGCATACTCAGATATACACAAAAGGATAAAAGACGGAGAGTTTGACGTTAAGGAAAATAATTATGATTGAGAAAAACATTGTAAACTTTGATCTTTCGGTAAATTTGATCAAGCTTGGAGTTGATGAAGAAAGTTTATTTTATTGGCATAAATACAAAAACGGAGATTTAGGTTGCCACGCATATTGGCAAAGAATGTCAGAAGAAATAGAAAGTTATCAAGCCTATACTGCCACTGAGATTTTAGGGATGTTGCCCTGCACCCTTATGATAAAAAATGAGGATGAAAAATATTTGACTGTAGAAAAAGAATTTTTCCCTGATGAAGATGAATATTTTTATATTGTATATTACAAACCTATTGATTCATCACAACCAGATATTTTTAGTAATAATTATGATAAGAATTTAGCTAATTCAACAGCTAAAATTCTAATATACCTCGTTGAAAATGGTATTGTAGGAGATTAAAATGACCAATGAACAAAGCAAGTGGATAAAGTGCAGCGACATAATGCCGGAAGTTAATCGTAACGTATTAGGATATTATAGATATGGTAGAGTACAAGAAGTATATTTACATGAAACTTTTTCAAAAAAAATAAAAAGGTTTCGTGCTGCGGGCGACTTAAATATTAATGGGACTATTACTCACTGGCAACCATTACCTGAGCCGCCGGAACCGGAAGATGAATAAGATGAATAAGTTACAATTTTATCAGACCTGCGCGAAAAACCCCGTCATTCATGGGGGGGATGTAAGCGCATATTAGGGAGAGGAGGATGTCAAGATTAACGAACGACTGAGCAAGCACGGCGACTTGCAAATCCGGAATAAAATTGACGTCAATTTTACCGGATAGTGACCTCGTAAAACCAACAGGATGAGCGCTAGCGTGAAACCTAACAAGACACGTTATGCCTGAGGATAGCAGCCCTTGAAGCCCTGAGATGGGTGGAGTTGAAAAACTGGCAAATTGGTATCTGGTTCGACTCCAGAAGTCGTTCATCAGTTTTGGGAGAATATTCGAATGCTGGCGAGCATGTCGAAAAACCTAGAATAGCATAGCGCAATGCGGCGATTAAGTAAGAAGATAGTCAGATATTGCTTAATAGCCATAGGGTGACTATTGTGGTTAAACTCCACATTCTCCCACCATTATGATTAATCAACATCAGTAATTATACGGCGACTCATGCTTTGTCTGCGTAATTACACGGCATATTGGCTTAACCCTCGGGTCAGCAAAAAAGTCATCAGGTATAATAAATCTTGGATGATTCCTTTTTATCTTAATTGCTAAACCCTTAAAAAATCTTTCCGCATATTCGGAACAAATATCTAATCCATTGTCTTTTCGATCACCATTTCCTACTATCCCAAAACGGCTCAATAAAAGCTTTCCTGCTATCTTTCCTATCTCAATACTGTCATAAGGATAACCTATCATGCTGATAGCCTTATTTATCGCTTTTGTGGGATTTTCGTCTAGTTTTGATGAATAAATATCTGAATGTCTGGCAATCAATAATGTGCCTGCATAGCCTTTCTTTGTGCCATAATAGTCATACGCATATCCTGATAAAGGTACGTGCATAACGCCGCGGGTTTCAACGCTTTCGTAAACAAAAAATCTATCAAACTTCTCTTTTATTATAAAAGCAACATGACTCCACCGGCTTTTAGTTGAAAACTTAATGAGCTTTGAAAAAATGGAATTTCCTGAGCACAGCAGGATATCGCCCGATCTGATCAGCTTTCTGGCGTCTTTGTAATAAAGCTCTGGTATGGACAACATTTAACAATCTCATTTTCAAGATGTAACAAAATTGTACAATAAATCCTTATTTTATGCGCGATTCATGGCGATTTCATTTTTTTAACAATTAACAATTGACAAAACAACAATTAACATTAAAATCACTTCGCACTCTTCCCTTCTGTATCGCGCGTGAATGTTTTGAATGGAATATTAACGGTCGGCACTATCGCCGAATAGCGCGCGAAATACCTAATCATACGCCCTGTTGAGCCACCCATTTATGTAATATGGTTTATTAAGTGATCTGTAAAATCCGGCTGCTTCACTTTTTATGGATGCCAGTAAAATATCTGGCTTAGCTTTATTAATGGCGCCTATCGTTATTTCTCCCAATATGCCATCATCTTCTATTTTATTAATTGTAGCGGCACGTATAGCTCTCTGTGCGCATTTGTGAGCCTGCGTATGCCCCATATTTACAGATAAGCTAAAAATCTTTGTTGAAATTTCCTGTGATATTATCCTTTCATACCTGTATTTCTCCCACCAGTATTTTTTATAAATTGCAACAGCTTCTTTTTCACTCATTTTTTTTATGTCATCAATGTCAACATCACCATCAAGATCAATATCACCATCAATCTGCCCTATCCCTTTCAAAAAACGCAGAGATATTCCGTATTTTGTGGCACCACCACTATCCCGAGGGTCATTCGAGAAAAATCCCTCTTGTGTCAATACTTTTTGAATAGCTAAATAAAAATTACTCACGAGTATGATCTCTCAGTTTATGGTACTGCATGGTTTCCTTGATAAAATCAAGAGATGAATCAACACGTCCGTTAAAAATTTTTATGTCCATTACCGATTCATTTAATTTGATAAATTCATTTTTAGTATTACGATCATTAAAATCAACTTTCTCATCAAGATTCTTGAAAGCCTGTTTTAACGATTCAAAGCCCGTACTTAATTTATCAAGGCAAAGATGTGTGTTTTTCAAAAACCTGTGAGCAAGCGCAAGAAAAATACCGAAAGAGGTAATAATACCTATTATCTCTGTTAATTTTGTAGGAATTTCTATGTCCATAATTATATATAACTTCTCAATAATTTACTGTAAATTAATATTGAAATTGAAAATAAAAATGCAATTCCAAATTTATAAATAGTATCAATTTTTTTATTATGTTTTTTAAAAAAAGATGTTTCCTTTATAAATTCAACAAAGGAATTGAATAAAAAAGCTATTGTGCAGAGATCAACAGATATATAAAAAAACTGTTGTAAAGCCTCATATCCTATATTTGCAGCATCTTTAGAGGTATAGTATATAAACCACAATAATAAAATAAAGCATACTGAAAAATCCAGCATTCTTGGACTTTTAAAACCTGAAATTATTACCCTGAGAGTAATAGAAAACATCATAAAATTTATTATTTCTGCACATATTTTAAGATTTATTCCAATTGTATTATCATAATATGTATTAATAATTGAAAATCCATACCATATAAATAAATAATATGGAGAATAAAATACTATTTTATCCAGTGAATAATTAGCGAATTTTTTTAATGCGCTTAAAATAATTCTGGAATATTCAAGTAAATTTTTCATTAGATTTAATCTATAGATATATTTGCCTTCACGATAACAGTATAATTTGATGTAGATAATAATCCTGTATTAAATGAGACTGTCATTTTTTGAGTACCAGAAAGATTTTGATCTGCAAGCTGTATAACTGTGGCTGCATTTCCAAGATTATTGTTATCACTTATCACGACTTCTGTTTCATAAATTCTTGAATTAGAATCACCCACTATATAACTAAGGTCTGTCTGAAAAGATATGGTAGTAGCAAGAGTTTGTTTAACAATATCCGTGAATTTTAATTTAATATCATAAATATCGTCTTCATTCCATGAACCATCCATTTGAGATGGAGCAGTAGCTACACCGCTTGAATTTTCAAAGGTAGGGCTAATTACATAAGGCATTTTAAATCTCCCGATCAAACCAGATAATAGGACATACCATCACCGAAATATGCCGCCGTGTTTCCATTCGTGAAAGTATCATTGTTTACACCACCATAAATAACTATATTGCCAGAACTGCTTAATGTAAATGAGATATCCTGTTTTGCGCCTCCCTTTTGACCAGCCCTGTTAAACTGGAGATTTGAAGGAGGTATAAATCTTGCAGGAATAGCAGACGTCAAGGTTATTGAGCTTGCAGCAACCGAATTTTGACTAAAGGTATCAGGAAACATATAAACTTTAGTGCCAATTCTCTGAAATCTTATTTTATAGCCAGTAAATACTATTGCGCCAGTTGAATTTGTCGTAAAAACAGTACCGCTAAATTGATCTTCAAAATATTCAAAATTTGATTTCACAGAACCAGTAACTGCCGCGCCTGCTTGTGTTTGAGGTAAAGTAACAGGCAAATTAAATGAGGTAACTGTTGCGCTCATTGCAATACTTGATGTAGCTGTAGATATACCAAGAAGAAGAGAATTTGATGCACTACTGTTACGTATGCAAACATCGCCGGCAACAGAATCGTGCAAAAATGCCGTAGCCGCAAATGCCTGTCCTAGTAAGCCATTTGAACCCAGCGTCATTGAAACATTTCCGCCGAATCCATTAAGGTTTAAAGCTGATACGCCTGCTGCTGATAGCGTAGCTATGGAGGCATTAAATTGTCCTGTCAATGCTAAAACTGACGTTGACACATTAAATGTGAGCGCGGTAGCGCCCTGTATTACGCTCGAAGCTCCCCCAAAAAGAACCTGACCAGAAGCAAACCCAGACGTATTAAGGGCAGCCTGAAGCTGCGCCACAGTAACATCTATAGGTGGCGCGGGAGAGCCTCCATTATTTCCCTTAAATGTATTGGCAGGCATAGTTGCCATCTGAGCATTGGTAATCGTATTGTAAATACTCATCAAAACATCCTCTTATTCAACACTAAAGCTTGTTGCGCTATCGCATCGAAGGGTAATATTTGTTTCTATTCCTGAACCGGCAGCAGCAGGAATAGTTAATGTTGCCTGTCCATTTATAGTGAAGCCTGCGGGAGGTGTTACAGTAACAACCCCAGCGCCAATATTTTGAATATTTACCAGTGATCCTATGGATGGTGAAGCAGCTAAAGTTTGTGTATTTGCAGAAGCGTCATTAACTATTACGCTTGTCTTGATTCCCGTATAGCTAATTGTTCCTGATGCGGTCACAGTGGTTGGTGCAGGAAAACCAGAAATTGCAGAAGCGGTAGCGGTGGAACCCGTATTGTTTCCAACAATTGTGCCTGAAGCTAATTGAGGAAGAGCAGAAAATGGTACAGAGCCAACGGGATTATAAAAAGCGGTCATAAAATTCTCCTGGATTTAAATTACATGCCATGTTGAATTACCATCGGATTCAAGCGTTACAGATGAACCGACATTAAGACTAATGGAATTGGTTAATGATGTGTCAAAAAAGTTATCGCCTGATTGTGTTTGTAAAATTGCAGTAATAGCGCTGCCAGATATTTTTTTGATTGTCGTTTTTCTGCCTGCATTCCCTGATGCAAAAGGTAATGTGTAAATACCATTAGAAATATTATTCAATATAAAAAAATCAGTAGAAAAATTAAGGGTGACAGAGCTTCCCGTTATCGTTACAGGCGGTATATTCTGAAAATAAAGAGGATTGTCAAGATATATTATTTTTGCATTACCATCCGTTGTGATAAATGGATTCAAACCCAATGAGGCACTATCAATATAAACTGTAGTATTTTGTCCGGTATAATTAAATGAAGTACTTATTGCGGCATTATGTATTTTATATGAAGATACTACACTTCCAGAAGATGGACCACTACCGCTGAAATTAGATATATTATCTGATGATGAGTTCAGGGAGCATGAAGAGTTTGGCACAATAATACTACATCTAAGAATAGTAGAATAATTATTAGAGAAAGAATTTATATTAACATAATCAAAATTACAGTCATGAAAAAAACAATTGTAATTATTCAGGATTGGTGAAATTACGCTATTTCCTCTCATGACAAATGTTCCGCCAACATAAACATTATTGTTTTGTATCTGAAAAATTGAAGGGTTTGAAATAGATGAATAATCTAAAGTTAAATTTCCCGATATCTTAATATCCTGAAAGTAGGACAACGCATTACTGACGGATGACCATGCGGAAGAGTCAATAATTATATCACTGGAGTTAGATATTATTGTTCCCTGCGTTTCACCTTTGATATTAAAATATGGAGGTACTATTATTTGACCCGCAGAATCATCAGTTTTTCCACCAAGAATAATACAGGTAAATGGGTTTGTTGAAGATATTCCGTTTGATTTTGCATAAGAAATTGAATGGCTAATAGACTGAAATGCAGAAATATTAGAACCATTTCCATTCGTATCACTACCTGAATCTGATACGTATATTACATTTTGAGATAAAAGATTGGTAATATTTTTCCTTGCGGAAACAAGGTCTTTTAAATCAATTAAATTTTTACCTGATCTCAAAATTTCTGTGACTGGCGTTCTCTGGTTTTCATCTGATGAAGGAGAAACTGTTGTGTCAAGAACCATGACCTGTGCATTATCAGTATCAGATAAATTTATTCTATCAAACAATTCAGACCATGGTTTTGTAGTCATTTTATGCCCCTTAATTTAGTTGCTGTCTTCTGTTATCATGGTAATACCGTCTTCTGTTATCATTACAGACCCGTCTTCTGTTATCATTTCTATTTCGCTACCAACAATTGGATTAAAAATATTTACAAGTCTGTAACCAAAAGGGAGAATTCCATTAATTTCTTTTGACATTAGTAATTGCCGCCATATGCGATAACTTTTAAAAAGTCTGATGTAAGAACATTTCCGATAGGTAGTGAGCTTATAGAAACGCCCCTGCAATCATTTGCTGTGCTTAATATTCCATTTCCCTTGAACTTTACTCTTTCACCGGAATATGCAAATCTAATAAGATTTCCCTGCTTACTTCCATTATCATTTAATTTTCCAGAATATACAACAATCTCTGGATTTACACTCAAGGTTAAATCAAAAAATGCCTGTATCCATCCGAAAGTAAGAGAAAAGAAAATATCCTTATCAGTTTCTGTTAAGCTCCATGAGCAACTCGAAGTAAATGGAATATCTGTATTCCTGTTTCCGATATCAAGCTGATTTTTTAATGCGCTTTTTTCTATAGACATCTTCATCTCCTCAATATTTAATCACATAATTTACATAGGTATTTAATGGTCTTGATTCTGATCCGCCAGTTGCAAGCACAGTTGGTGCAGAAAAATTTAAACTAACACCGCCAGGTGGCGTACTTAGAAAAGAACCACTTACAAATGTATCTTGGTCAAGGTTATGATAATGATTCAAAATTTCATCAAACTGATTTGAGCCGACATCATCTCCAAGTAAGAGTTGAGCATAATAAGACCATCTTAATGCACTATCCGTATCAATTCCTGCGCCGTTATCCCATCCTCGCAGAAACATTCCCCTTAAGTCCGGTGTTGCAAAATACATTGAGTTGATTGCCATTAAAGTTTTTGTTGAAACCTCAACATCAGTGTCTGCCGATAGAATGGATACTTTTATTGGCATTTTTCCAAATGGTGCGGGGTCCGTTCCAGAGCCATCAACCTCATACCACACATAATATTCAGTTGAAGATGTATTTAAATTCCAGAATGAACCTGCGGGAATTGTACTGCCAGCGGTCGTTATAACATTTGAAATCTTGAATCCTGATATTGCTGATGCAGTAGCACATGAAACTTCCGCAGCATTCCACGTTGAAAGAAGTTCTACTAGTATACCTGTCCCTGGACCACCCGGGTTTGTTCCTGCTCCGTCAACTTTGTACCATACATAATAAGCAGTTGAGTTACTATTAAACTCAAATTCTTTTCCGGCAAGCGTAGACGCAGGAATTGTAGCAACAGAAAAGAGTGTTTTGAAATTAACGGTTTCCGTATCCGGTCTGCCAGCACGAATTGCATTAACAGTAAAACCGCTTGAACCAGGAGAAATTCCAACATCGTTTAACGAACCTAAATTTTTACCCCGAATATAAAAAGTATTTGATGGACTTGAACTTGCTCCGTAAATAAGTCCCCATGAATTACAATTTACGGAGCCATCGCTCACATTATTAAACGTAAAGCCAGTTGGCGTAGAGCCATCACCAAAATCAGTTACAATTCCCATTGAATTGTTGGTAATTCTTAATGAGTTTTGTGGCGCTGACTGGGTATTAGTATAAAGAGCCACAACAAAGTTCGTACCTGTTCCATATCTTGGTAATATTTCACCCGCCGACAAATTCATTAATTTAGCTTGAAGTCTGGAATAGGGGATGCCATCAGAAGAAACGCCCGAAGTCAGATATTGAGAACCGTCTGCAAATAATTCCCCTATCTCTACTTGCTGATAGGAGGATGCGTAAATTTTTCCTATATCTGAAGTATCAAATTCCCATCCATTTGTAGTAAGACGAACAGGAAGGTATAAATCACTTCCGTCATATGCGGGAATCGGAAATCCGCCCCCCAGGGATTCTTTAACATCAAATCTCTGGGTTGTTTCAGGATAGACAGGATTAACAATATTTCCGCTTTCCTGAAGAAAATCGACAAGGTTTACATCAACAGTTTCATCTGTTTTTAATCTGAAATCCAAGGCTACATAATCATCATCATTTGTCCCTATAACCTTACCTTCATTAGTCCCATAAACAAAAACAGTATTAAAAGCCTGAATGTTTGCATCTAAAGTAAAAGTTTGTATCAGCGTAGATACTTCCGCATCGCCGCCTGTGCCAAAATTTTTCCTAACATAAAGCTCAACAGTAGTATTGCTGTCTATATTATCTATTGCGCTAAATCCTACTGTGTATTGCTGTGTAAGGGATGCAAAACGATTTACATTAGGAAACTTAACGCTAACGCTTTTATATCCATCTGCCGAATCTGCTTCTATGCAGTTTACATGAACAGAATAGCGAGGGTTTCCAGATGGAGATGCGATATATTCATCATACCGATCAAACGTGACAATATCTTTAGCCGTTGATGCTGATGGACGATTAAATGTCCAGCCCCCATAAGCAATATCTGTAACGGGCTGCCTTATCTCCCCGGCTTCAAAATCATCAGTTGCCGCCAAATCATTGTGCAGCAAGAATTGACCATTAGGTATGTAATTTAACGCATCATTTGTACTTCCTCCAGTGTCACCGCCTGGATTAAAATGATTTATTGTCCACTGCAAAATGTCATCTTTAGAGAATATCTGAATAAAATATATCCTGTCCTCCAGATAAATAACGCCGCAGTCTCCCTGTCCTCCCAAAACCAAAGGCCATGGATTGACGACAGGATTTTCAGGGTCTGAAACATCAGACCAGCTATCCAATGGCATCGAATGATCTTCATCTGCGTAAAAGTAAATTTTTCCAGAATCAAGAGGAATGTTCGGACCAGGAGGGTTAGATACCCCAATCGCCTTATAGAAAAAGTAATTAACCAAGGGACCTGCGGCAACGTAGGTTGTCATTGATTTATGCCTCCATATATTCCGGATGCTGCTGTTTGCAATGGCATGTTGAAATAACGACCATAATTAGCAGGTGATCTCTTTGCATAATTTATGAGTGCCTGAACATGCTCTGGGGAAAGTCTTCTTGACAAATATTTCCCTATTCCTGCCCCACCCATCAGGGAGGCTGCCGTAAGTAAATTTTGCTCCTTGTCTCCGCCTGCTAATTCAGAACCGAAATATCCAATCGCCGCCGGTGCGCCCAGACTTAACGCGTGATGTGTGCCTGCCGTAAGGAGTGAACGTGCTGGCTCTTTACCGAATGCTTGCCTTACATTATTGACTGTATCCAGAAGCTTTCCCTGAGGACTATTTCCATAAATCCAGCTTCTCTGTGAAGGAGAAAGTTTTGCGTATTCGTTAGAAACGTCTAGCGTACTTACTCCATTAGTTAGCGGGCGACGATTCATATATGCCTGAACTGCGTCTTGTGCAGTTCCCTTTGAACCCATATTTTCTGCTAACTGATCAAGCCCCTCTGTCCCTGTCTGGCTTGGCTTTGGCGAATATTGACCTATAACTGACCCCTCAGTGGTATCACCTTTCATTGCCTGCTCAAGTTTTTTGCTTTTTACAATATTCCCCAATTTATCTGGAGATTTGTAAAAATTCTGCAAATCAGAATGTGATTTATTAGCCTTATTCCATATATCGCTAAAACTTTGATCGTAACCTAAATCTTTCATTCTTCCATCAAGAAAATCATTTGACATATTTTCTTTCAGGTTATCCTTAAGTCCTGAAACAAATTCTTTTGCCTGTCTATTTGCTGCTGGCATTCCTTTCTGACTCATAAACTCCGATAAAGCCTGATTAAGATTTTTATGCGCCGCTACTGCTCCCTGTACGCTCTGCGGAGCATTTTGTCGTGCTTCATTTGCAAAATCAAGTGCCTGAGAATATTCCTGACGGCGTGCTGGCTCTAAATTGTTTACCTTTTCAACATAGTCATCTATATGCTTTAAGTATGGTGAATTATCAAAGGTGGGCTTTTGTGATGGCTGTCCGTACCTGGTTACAGAGCCTGTTCCAGATTTTAATGAGTTATCCAGTGCTTCCGCCGCTTCATCAACCTTATTCCAGTTAGCTGTATTTTGACTGGAAGCTTTTGAAAACTGATTTTTTAATTTTGAGGTGTAATCTTCTGGACTAAACAAATTTCTCATATAATCCGTTGCGCGACTCGTGAGTCCAGGTATGGCGCTCTGTGCAACTTTCTCTGCAATATATTTACCTCCAGCATTTACCGCAGCGGATGGTAGTGGGGAAATAGCACCTAGAATTCCCCCAGTCAATGCGCCGGTAGTGCCATCATTTGCAGCCCCATACCCCGCGCCCGCTATTGAGTTTTCAAGAGCAGATGACGCAAAATATGGGTCTTTTTGCATAAATTTCGCAAATTTAGGCAATATTTTTCCGCCATATCTCATTAATGCACCGGCACCCATTTGAAATGGAACCGCACCAGCAGCAAAATCTACACCAAAATTCCCTATTTTTTCTGGCAGACTTAAATTATTTGCCATTGGGTCATAATTCCTTGTCGGTCCCAATGGTGATTGCTGATGAAGGAATGAAGCCATAGCCCTATCAGAAACCGAAGGCTCTGACTGGGATGTTTGTTGACGAACATTATTTTGCGCGGGAATTAAGTCTGAAAAAGGATTTTCTGGCTGAGCGTTTTGAGAAGCAGACTGATTTTGTGCGTTCTGAGGAGGTATCAAATCTTCAAAAGGGTTTTGCATTATCTCGATCCACCCTGAAGCCTTTGCATTTGATCTTGCAGTCTTTTCTGAACCATGCGGGGGTCAGCGCCTCTCTTTATGGCTTCTTGAGCCATAGCATTTAATTGCTCAATCTGCGGTTGCGATTGCTGATCATTTTGTCCCTGATTTTGAGCGGGACTGTTTTGTTCTGGCTGAGCGTCCGAAGATTTCGGTGAAATGAGCTGACCTGACGAAGGATCAAAGCTCCAGCCCTGTGATTGAGCGCCCCTGTCCCAAACCGGACGTTGATTAACAGGTGTCGGATAGTTAGAGGCAACCTGTTGGGCTGCGACTGTATTCGCCTTTGCAAGTGCCTTATCTACATTTTCTGAAGCATTTGCAATATGATCTGCCGAATTAAATCCTCGCATAAAATGAGAAGGTAAATTAGGATACATGCGCTTTACCATATCATTAACCATCTCTGGACCAATCTGTGCGCTAGGGGTAGCTTGCCTTATTCTCAAAATGGCTTTCTCTGCGATCATCTGTTGTGCTGATTCTGCTGAATCTATTCTTTGCTGAGCATCTTTGTCTCCCCTTGATGATTTATATAAATCTGCCGGATAATCAAGCAATGCGCCTTTCTTTGAAATATAAGGAGCAATACCCTGATTTATTACAGGGTCAAGTGAATTTAATTCATACTCTGCGCTTAATCTGTTCTGAAGATTGGTGATCATTGGAGTTGTTGGGGATGTGTAAACTGTAGTATTGCCCTGATCATCAGTTTTTGCATATTCAGCGCCTTTATTTGATGATCGACTTACCGTCATTGGATTTACAGATAATCCAGGCATATCAGGTACCGCTGCCCCACCAGGAGATGTTGATGAACCGCGAACCATTCCTGTAGCCATCATTCCATCATTCTTTTGTTTTCCGCCTCCTTGCGTAACCGGAATCTGTCCGCCAGATGAATTCATCATATTCGCTAATATTCCGCCAAAATATGACCTTCGAGGGCTTCCCATTGGGGAAGCTTCCATTTGTTTTTTTATGGAATCGTACATATAGCCTGGATTCATCTGTGCATTTTCATGCTGTGTCTGTGCGCCGAGATATCCCGTTCTCGCAGCAGCTTCTGTAGCTTGTGCCCTATTCAGTCCAGTACGTGACATTATCTCGTTGACTGTCTGCTGATCTTGAGCAAGCTTTGCCTGCTGCATTTGAGGGTAATACTGCATGTCTGTCTGATTTTTTGTATTTTCAGCGCCCACTCTTCCTTGTAATGTGCTCTGGTTATATTGATTCTGTAATCCTGCATCCTGTGACTGATATTTTTTAATAATATTGTCGTATTGCTTTCCAAACATGTTCTGTACTGAGTTCATCCTGTCAAATGCCGTGTCAAGCGTGCTTTTAATTGGAATAGGCGTTATTGAGGTCGGCTCACCCCAAATTCCCATGCGTGCATAATAGGAGCCGTTATTTTCTCTCATGTCAGGTCTGCTCCCCATCCACCTGCTGGCATGCTCATTGGGCTATAGCCCCCTGCACTATTTGGTTGCCATGCTGCATTTACACCAGGCGAGAAACTGTTTCCGCCACCGCCGCCACCTCCAATAGACCTACCGATAGATGAACCTATTTGACCTCCCATAGGTCCTCCAAATACATTGCCGGCAACTCCACCCGCAATCCCAAGAATATTGCCCCACATGTTATTAGAATTTTGCTGATCTAATACTTCGTTCTGATATGCAGCCTGTTGTTTTGCTATATCTCCCTTTAATTGCGCTGCACCTTGCTGCTCATATAAATTATCCTGCGCGCCCATTCCTTGCTGAGCCTGCTGCTGCAAGAATTCATTACCTTGCAATCCCCTATTATAACTGTTCATTCCGCGATCAATGTAGGTGTCTTCAAACTTACCTGTCATATTTAATAAATCATCCATGAGAGACTGATTTGCCTGCGTTGTTCCCAGCATGCCCGTATTTGCAGAGTTGTAATTCATTCTTTGGGTAGTGTTGTCAAGCATAAACTTTTGATAGGGAGAGTACTGAAATCCTGACGCGACCTGGTCCTGAACTGCATTAGGGTCATTTATAAGACGAGAATATTGCGCTGAATTCATATCGCGCGCACGACTGCCTGCATCTATCCATGGATTATATCTATCCGCCTTTCCGCCCATGAATTTTGAATAATTATAAAAATCCTGACTGGTATCGGGAACCTCAGGGCTGTCGCCTCCAAATAAACTGTCAAATATTCCCATAAATTACCTATGAAGTCGTAAACGTTTTTACAGAAAGTGAACCTGAGGCAACCTCTCCCCCCATGAATTTCCCTGTTGTATAGTTAAAAAATATTCTTCCTGCCTGCTCCATCGATGTCATGGCATTTATCTGGTCTTGCGTGAAAAATGGATGCAATATCCCCTGAGGAAAATGTGTAGTTACCCATGTATACATATCCTGCGCCCACTTAAAAATCTCCTGAATATTTGCGCTATCAGGAGGCTTCGGAATAATAGGAGGATCAATCTGAGAAGCCATTATTTACCTCCTGATACGTAATAAAACCATGGAAAAGGCGCTATATCTGAACTGTTTGGCAATCCGAATGCCAGATTTCTACGAGCGCTTAGATTAATGCCTTTCTTGTTTTTTAATGATTTAATAAGAGATTGACGCTGCATTTCCTTTTCTGGCGCCCATGGCGTTCCATATTTTTGACATATCCTTGAAGCCATTTCGTAAATAACCGCACTCTTCATGAATGGTGGCATATTGGCTGGAATTGCATCATATAAACCTAGTGTAGCCTGCTGAATTTTTCCCCATACTGTAAACTGATACTGTGGATTAGCAGGAGCCGGATAAACAACAATGCTTTGCATAAGTTCATCAAAATAATAAATAGCGGGAATTCCTATCAGTCCTACAATATTTTGCTGTTCCTTAAACTGTGTCAGCGTAACCCTTTGTAAAGGATAAGATGTCGTATTAAGTATAAAATTTACAGTTTCCACAGAGACAAATGTTGAATTTTCTAAATCATCTACATTATTAAATGTAATAGTCTGAGACCATGGTATTAATGTACGCCATTCATCAAGAACCAGATTAAGCTCGTCAAGCCCTCTTTGTAGATAAAGACCACTTATTACCTTCTGAAACTCTTCATCCTGAACAGAAGTATAAATAGCTCTTTCAACAATGGACTTGACGTTAGCAGACATTAGAAATAGTTCTCAACAAAAAAGCTAATCCCATCCAGAGAAATAACGTCATTTAAATCTGGCTGATTTGTTAAAACTAATGTTGAAGGACCTGTACCTGAAAAAACAGGATTCACTATGCCGCTCCCGGCCCCACTAATATTAATCGATGTATTTTCTTCCGTGTATCCATTTCCTGAGCTTGTGATTAATGCACCAAGTATCCCCCACAGTAATGTGAATGTTGCGCCTGTTCCTGCACCAGAAGTTGAACCCTGTGAAACTGGGTTAGAAGGCAATACTGTGTACGATCCAGCAGTTATAACTGATGCCGAGAGAACCCCCATACTTAAGCTAAGGGTTGCTCCGGTGAGACCTGCTCCAGTAACAGGCTCTAAAACAATGCTGGTTGGGTTAGCCGTATAATTTCCATTAACGCTTATGGAATTTACCGCGGTAATTGAACCCCCTGTTATTGTTACGGATGCCTGAAATTTTGTTCCAGTACCTGTCGTTCCCGTAACTGTTTGAGTACCATTTGTGCCCCCACCTCCGCCATTCACAACAGTCGCAGATTGAACCATTGTATTGGTGACTCTTAAAACTGCCGCCTGAGAAAATGTACCACCACTTAAAGTGATGGTATCATTTGGCGCATAACTTCCGGCTCCTGATTGTGCCGTTACAGGAATCGCAGAATTAGCAAGCATAATTGCGCTCAAGGAAGCCCCTACACCATCCCCAACAACAGAAAGTGTCGGCAGCGTAGAGTAACTTCCTGGGGACTCAACGATAACACCCGTTATTCCGCTTGCTCTCTGTACCAAAGTAACTCCCTGTGAAATGTACGCAGATGATCGCGAGCAAAAAACAGGAAAATTAAAATCCTTCACGGGATTTATTTTTGATGGCAAAGACAAAAGATTAAAATCAGCGGAACCAGACCCCGTAGTTATCGTGACAGACCCTGTCAAATATGCTTTTCCCGTTCCATCCAGAACAAGCTTTGGGGTCTGAGAATCTGAAGAAGCCGAAACATTTTCAGATAAAACAACGTCAAGACTATTATCCGTTAATTGCTGGTTAATCAAACGACACGATAAAATATTGTTGTCATATGGATTTAAAGATAAAGCAGTCATAACGCTCTCCTTAAACGGCAGATGGCAAACAGATAATATATGGCGTAATTGCCTTAATGGCAGCAATCATTGAAATTCGGAAAATGTTATTTAGATTTGATACAGTACCCTGCATATAAACTTTTGTAGGAACCTTAACATTACCCTTTACATCTGAATTTATTGCCCCAAAAACATCAGTCATTTTTACAGCAACAGCATTAAGACCGCTTGGTACATAAGCAAAATTAAGATTGTAATCACCAAAACCATAAATAGGATTACCAGCCGCTGGGGTGGCAGATATATTTGCATGCTCACCTGAGAAAAGTAATGGGTAATTTAGAACAAGCTGGATAGTTCCGTCTCCATTCCCATCCGAATCTTCTGATGCAGCCACAGTAACGCGGGTTGAGAGAACCGCCTTTGTGATTGGGTCTACCCAAAAAATTCCTGGTATTGAAAATCTGTCACCAGCATTAATTTGTTGAGATGAATTGGCGGGAACACCAGAAATTGTAAGTGTTAATCCGTCAGCAGAAATAGCTGTTACCGTCATGCCTGACGCACCAGCTAATTGACCAGCCTGATGAGGTCTCAATTCAGATGACATATACATATCGAGACCAGCAAGACGCCCTTTGTCAGGTCCACCCACGAGAGCCTCATAAGTAATATCTTTATTCAGTGGCTTGACAAAACTGTTCTGCAAACTGTCAGCAACAGACTGTGCATCGTCATTGTTCATCATGAGATATCTCTCATTGCCTAATTTAAGGTTTCTGAACAATGTCGTTACGCTTGAAATTGAAGAGTAATTATTAACAGCGCTTAATTTATCAATAGTATCAATAGGAGAGTAAAAGGCATTTGTTTTTAGCTCAAGCGCGCATTTTGACTCGATTGCGCCTTCCAATGCTTCGTATGCTGGATAAGCATAATTATCAACAATTGCAGCCTTGTCGTTGTCTGTTAATGCCCGCGTACCACGCAGTATATTAAACATTTGTTCATATACATTTAATTGTCTGGGAACGTTATAAATATCTTCGGGGGTAATAGGATAATTAACAACCAAATCCTGAATACCCTGCGGTGTAACAGACAGTCCGTTTTGCTGTTGAGGATAACCAGGAATTTTTATTGCTATATTTCCGCCAGTTGCGTATTCCTTCTGTTCGTACATTCCTTCATATTTTCTATTTGCAGTATTAAATATGGGACTTCTTTGCTCATTAAATTCTGTAGTTGCTTTCGCAATAAGATTAGATACTTGAAATTCATTTGACATGTCATCGGCTCCAGTGGTTGATCATCTTTTGTCGGCTTGACGCTGCCTTGCGATACAGATGACGCACTGTTTTGCGAGCCAGATGACGCACTGGGATTGCGGCTAAATATTAATTTTTATTATCGCATTATACTATTTTTTAGTAAAAATTCAATCTATCTGTGACCCTGAATGTATTTTTTTAAATCAAAATCCTGAGAACTATCCCCGAAATCACTTAAATTGGCATCAGGTGAATAAGAAGAAGCCCTAGGACTGCTTGAAGACTTCTCTAATTTTTCACTTAAATCATTAACATACTGAACCATAATTGACGGCTCTTTTTTATAAATCATTTCCTGAAATTTTGCCTGCATAAGGTTGTTTTCCTTTTTGTTTGTGAGCAAGGATTTAAGTACTGCGGCAGCATTTGGAAGGTCTTTAAGAAAAAAATGCTGATCATCATTTACAAGTCTCTTTGAATCCCTATCATTAAGCGCATTCTTAAGCTGCGGGTCTTTTTCTGAGGCGTCAAGGACAGATTGCGCATATTTCTTTTTAGACATTTCTTCTTCGACAATATATGGAATAGCATCAGGGTGAACGCCCTGATTTTGAGCCTGTGCCTGTGCGCCTTTTCCCGCACTTAGCTCAGCCCTTTCTTCATGAGTTGCTGTACCTTCCTTTTCTTTTTTCTCTAGTTCTTCAACTCTTTTCATGACCGCTTCTGTTTTTCTGCGATGCTCCATTTCCTTATTCTTAAGCCTGTCGTCTATCATTTTTTTTACTTCTTCTTCGGTAAACATTTTTGAAGGAGTAACATTTCCGGCTTCCTGCGCAACAGAATCCATATTTTCTGATGGTGTTGTTTCCTGACCAATATTTTCTTGACTCATAAATCCCCCTAGGTAATATAACAGGTAGCTTTTGAAATTGTTAAATCCAGACTGCCGTAATAGTCACATCTAAACATCGCCTGCTGAGCGGCAATATTCATACTCCACGTCATAACGGCGTTTCTTTCTCCGGTTTTTCCAAATGGACGAGTAACAGTATTTGTATAACTTTGACCATCAAGAGATAATGTTAGCTCCATTACTTCATCGGGTGTTGGCTGAACAAGACCCTGTATTAATTGAAGTTCAAAAGTATTTATAAGCTGCCTGTTTGGCTGACTTCCTTTTTGAAATCGTATTATTTCACTTTGAAATCTTCTATGCTTTTTATCGGGTGTCAATGATAAAGAAAATATGCCCTCTGGCGTTGCAATAGTTTCATAATCTTTAAGCGAATCAATGACAATATCATCAACCTGGTGCATCGTTTGAGATGTACGATTATAAACCCATGAAATTCCTGTAGTAGGAAATGTCATATATAAAAATTCGTGATCTCTGAATAAAACATATGAAGTCATACAGTCTGCCACGTCTTCATATTGGCTTATTATTCTTGAAAATCCATCAGCAGGCTTTAGTAAATCCTGATATCCATTTGAGTTTAAAACTGTTGGAGTATAATTTGAAGATAAAAATAAAATTTCATTTTTACCCACTGCAACAGCACATGTTTTTATTGGACCATAAGGAACAAAATAATTATTATCTTTTGCAAAAGGAAAGAGAAAAGGACTATTAGATGTTTGCGGCACCCATCTTTCAACTCCTGTTGTACCTAGTATGTGTAAATTATTATTCATTACTTTTACGCTAATTCCCTGAGTACACTGACTTGACAGAGTTGGAAAATTCCATACGGGAAATTGAGTCATGTTATTGACAGATGAAATAATCCATGTGTTTGAAATTCTGTCAAAAATAATTGCAATACCATTAAGAACACATATTGAAATTGGACTTGAAATATTAAATCCATTATCAGAGCCTAGGGTTATAAATCCAGATTCTCTCTGATCGTATACATACATCTTTTTACCATCAACAATCCCTATCTGGTTTTGTATATTCTCATCAATCTCAACACATTGACCACTATTCTGTATAGTGCCTACATTCACATATGTCCCATCATCCTTTATATAAATAACTGAATTTTCCGTAACAACAAAAATTCTTCCTCCTCCAAATTTTGACTTATGAATCGCTCTCGCATTTTGATCTGGGGCATTTGTTGATATTTTATCCTTTCCAGGCGTTGAGTAAAGATAACCGCTTACTCCAACGAATAAATTATATGCCACAGGATAACCTAGCCTAACCTGCCAGTCTGGACGTGCGCCCACATTAATTGGTATGTCTATCGGTTTCTTGCCTTGCATCTTCTATTTCGCTTGCGTCAATTAATTGCTGAGTTGCCTTCAATTGTTTTTCAATAATTTCTAGTTGCTGGTTTCCCGCCGCAATACCTGAATTTTGCATCATTTGTTCAATCTGTAATTCTATTTTCTGTAAATTATTTTTAGCGTCTGACATTATTTTTAAACGTTTTGTCTTTTCCTGCTCCATAACAGCAATTCTTTTTGTCTGTGAATCAGCTTGCATTGCATCTGCTTTTTTGTTGTCAGACATAGCCATTTCGTGGGTTGCCTGATACTGAGGATCAGCCTTATACGCATTTGCCTGCATTTGTAGATTCTGTTGTTGCTGTTTCTGCATGGAAGCCTGATATTCCTGCAATGATATCTCCCCTCTCCCGTATTTAATTAAACTTTGATTCATGTTTGCAGATAATCGTCTTTCAAGTTCACCGGAATCCTGTATATCAAGATTCCTCATTAAAATATCCCCAATGAGAGGAGCAGCCTGCGGATTTTGTGCAATAAATTCCTGTATTGATTTTCTTGCATTTTCTTTTTGCTGAGGACTATTCGCACCTGGCGTAATATCATAATCAAAATTATTGTTAATATCCTTAATGTTGTTTTGAATATCGCCGGTCCCCATATCCTTATTTACTATAATTGCTTCTCCACTACCATCAATGCTTTTAGCTATAATTGTTCTTTCCTCTGTAATAATTCTTGGAATCATCTGCTTTACGATACACCCAACAGTTCTTACAAAATTTATGTGAGCACCCAAAAAGAAAAGATTTAGCAATCCAATATTGTGCGTTATTTTGTCTATTGCCACCCCTGATATTACAGTAGAATCAGACTGCTGTGCGTCAATCATTGCGCCGCCAATCTCATCTATTTCCTGCTTTGATAATTGAGACATTTGAAGAAGTGACATTGGAAGCTCACCAGGCGGAAAATACTTTATTGCGTTTAAATCTCCTCCAAACATAAAAGCCCCTTCAAGGCTATTTATTTCTTTAGCTTCTGCTTGCTGTGTATCACTTAAAATATGATCGTCATTAAAAAACCATTTTGCAGAAGATGAATTTTTTGCGATTGTGGCAATTTGTGATTGCATATAGTTATGAAGTTTTTGCGGGTCTTTTAAAAACTCTATTAAAGGGATTGTTCTCATTGAATTATTTCCTTCCCATTCTGTAAGACCATGATGATAAACTAACGGCAACTCATCTGTGGGAAATATTTTCGGTTTGGTAACAGGTTTTTCGTTTATAAAAATCTGAAAATATATACAGCTAACAGGCTCAGATTTTTCTAATGGAGAAGGTTTGTTATTCTGCGCGTATTTTTCTTCGTCAGAAAGACTTTCAAATATATATTTTGAATCCTCTTCTGTTGCGGGAGCATCTTCGTTGTTTATCTTATCTGACTTCTTATATTTTCCATTTTTTAAAAGCCTGTATTTTTTTTCGTGATATTCCCTGAACCAATAATAATAAATTTCGTTATCATCTTTATGTACACAGCTATCAAGAGTTTTTTTTCCAATGTAGCAGAGTTTTTGATAAATTTCTTCCTTTGATGCTACCTTTTTCATTCCGCAAAAACGACCGTCTATTCTTGATTGATGATTTGCGCTTTTATCCCAAAAAGCTATAGTTGGGTCATTATGCAATCTAAATACAGGCCACAAACATAAATCCTCTTTTCCCCTTCTTTCAAAATTTATCTCAAGAAAAGAGTATCCAAACTTAATGCACTTATCTCCACAACCAACAAGCTTATTAACATTATCATCTGAAAGCATTATTGTATTTAAAACCTTGCGGAATGCGTTATTCTCCTGAACGTTTTTACTGGAATTTTCATTAGTTGGAGATAAATTTAGAGAGAATTCTGTTTCCATTAACTGTGCAGATGCTCGCTTTATCTGCTTTGCAGAAATATTACAAACAAGTGTTTCTTTATTACTATTCGCCCTATCTGTCGATACACCTACCTTAGTCTGATCACCAAGATAAAAAAGCAAATCATCGCGCCCTCTCTGATTATTTTTATCATACCAGCAGCGCCATTCATCGCATTGCTTCTTTACTGTTTCAAACTCAATATTAAGGGATGACATGAACTTACTTACCATTTCCAAGTCTTGATTGTATCAACTGCTTTGCGCTTTCAGGTAAATTCTTTCTTCGTGAAAGCAAATCTGAAAGGTTATGCTCATAAACCTTAATACCGCTATATCGAATAATTTCCCAAATTTTTTGATCAGTGAAAGTACTATCAGCGTCCCTGAACAATTTCAAAAAACAGGGTGGAACACCCATATTAAAAAGACGAGAAACAAATGCCTTATCACTTAGCAAACTATCTGAAGTATTAAGATAGGAGTTTAAACGTTTTGCCAGACTGTTTTTTTCTTCTGAAGAAGAGATAAGGTCATCCTTTATTTTTTTGATAGCACTATAATCTGTTTGAAGTTTTGAAAGAAGTTCTTCATCGCTTAAGCCATCTGTTACAACGCCCCCATCTTTTAGCGTACTAATAATTTGCGATCTATTTTCTTCTGACAAAAAACCCTTGATTTCTCTCTGCTGTTTATCTGCCATAACTCCCCCTAGTTTATACGTGTTGCAAGTGAAGGCGTATTGCCTTTTAATCCGCTTTCTGCAATTTCTTTAAATAAAAGCATTGCGTACTGTGTTTCGTCATGCGCATGGCTGCTAAAATTCTTTAACGGAGAGCTTTTTGTTCCCTCTTCAAGATCAGTGATCATCTTTTTTTCAAACTGATAATCTCCTAAAAATCCCTTTCGGGTTTGAGGGCAGTCCTTTGTTATCATGAATGCCCCTCGTCCATCAATAAGTCTACGCAAAAACCACGATACAGCCCCAATTCTAACATCTGCGTCATTTGTTTTTGCGGGTCTTGTCTGTATTCCAATCCTGTTAAGCGTACCAATGCAGGACTGCGTGTCTACCTGAGACCTTGACATTCCAGCGGGGTCAGCAGTACTGCGATAGTTATTTTGCCATCCAGGACATCTATTGTTAATTACGGGCAAACAAATATCTTGCGCAAATTTCAATATTCCGAAATCCTGTGATGTTATTTCAAAAAGCTTTATTACCCTTCCGTTAGGCTGCATTTGGTAAGCGCCCATGGCAGGCGTTAAACCAAAATCCCAACTTAAAACAAGCATTATATTTCTGTCATACCTAATACTGTCCGGATAATAATGAACAGCTTCATTATATTCTGGATAAACAGGTTTACCATGAGGTACAAATCCATATTGACCCAAAATATTTACCTTTATCTCTTCATCTCTTAATCCCGGAACTTGATTAAGATAATACTGATATCCAATTCTATTGTGTTTTACATAATCCCATGCGTCAGGATTTGCCTCATAAACTGTGCCGCTTAATGACCTTACGCGGTTAATTCCGTCATCTTCTTCCCTTGTTTGTCTGAGTGCTGGCTCATAGTGAAAATATTTATAATTTGATGGTAAATCCTGCTCTGTTTTATAAATCCAGTGATCAGTATCCGGCATATTTGTATCTGCAATGACACCACTATAAGAAGGTGGCGTACCGCTTGATTTCGATGGATATCTGTTGCAACGCTCTAAACATGCCGTTATAACCGCTTTCGGAAAATACTGAGCTTCATTAATATAAACACCCGTTAGCTCAAGTGATTTAAGATTTGAGATATCACTTTCATTTTCAATTGGCATGAATAAGACCTCAAGTCTTACATCATTAATCTGTATATTGTGCATTATGGGGGAATCCCATTTTATTTTTCCAAATATTTTTTCTGGCGCCCAGTCTAACCATGTCTTAATTGTTGTACTCTTTAACTGTCTATAAGTATTTCTAAGAGCCGCCCATCTGCTATATCTAAATCCATCATGTGCCCTTGGCTGCTGGTATCCTCTTCTCTGTATCTCTAAACATGCCGCTACAGTTTTACCACATCCAACAGGACCGCACATCAATCTAAAAAAGTCATTATTCGAATGAAAATCAGCGCCAGTATTTGTTGCATTATATTCAATGTCGTATCTAGACATTTGACTCCTGATTTTCGTCAATAATTTCTAATTCTGAATCATTATTTTCTTTACCACAATTAATCATAAGAGATATGTTATCTTTTTGAGCAGCGCTTAGCTCAATAGATTTAAGTTTTGGGGCAACATATGAGCATAATTCTATAGCAGCCATTGTTCTTTCTCTTTTTGACCATTGGTCGTCAACAGCCATTTTATATAGATGCGTAAACGGGCAATATTGAAGGTCTTTTAGAATTTGTTCTACATTAAAACCTCTATGATTTTTAGCGCCTTTAGGTCTTCCGTTTGGATTTCCGGATTGTCCTTTTTGAAAGCGAGAAAGTGCCATGGGGTCACCTGTTTTATACAAAAAAGTTACTTTTTAGACATTATACGTTTCATTTCAGCGTCTGTTGCTTTTTCGCTTAGATTTTTTCCAGTATTTTTACGCATCATTTTTTTTTCAGATTTTTCTTCTTTTTTTTCCATTTTTTTTGATTTGGATTTTACTGCATGCTTTTTAGCTTTCATAAAACGCCCTTCTAAAAGTAGTAAAAATTGATAATTTAATATATATCACAAAGTTTACATTTTGTAAACATATTTATTTTAAAAATAAAAATTGACGAATGTATGTGATTAACATACGATACCATCACGCATAAAAAATGAGGATTTATTGACATCCTCCCCTCCCTAAAGTGAGGGGATTCCTACTGGTTTACACGTTGACCTGTGCAATCCCTTCGGCGGGTTCTTGGGCTGAGTGCCTTACTGCGCTACTCATATCTCCACAAGCGTTACTTTCCGCAAGCCCTGCGGTAGCCCTGTTGAGGGAAATTTTTACATCTAATGCCGTCATTGAGAGAGCCTAAGCGTCCTCTGGTAGCAAAAAGATTTTAACACATTTTATGCACTTACATCCCCGCCATGAATGACGGGGTTTTTCGCGCAGGACTGATAAATGCCCAGAAAAATCACTGAAAAGCTTCGGGAGCAAAGACGTTTAGCGTGTGCACGATATTACAGTAAAAAAAGATCAGAGGGATTTTCAAAGGTACAGAAATGGATTAAAAAAGACAATAAATGCTCACAGGATTTAAACAATTTTTCAAACACAAACGGAGAAACAGGATGAAGAAATTATTGTCATTATTTTTAATAGGCAGCATGATAACAGGTTGCGCTACCTCTAGCCAAAATATACCAACTTCTTATGTTTCATCTGTACAGTACGACAGTTACACGTGCAGACAAATATCGGAAGAAATGATTTCTGTTCAAAATCAGGTTACACAACTCGGCGGACATCTTGATACTGCCGCTTCTCATGACAAGATGATAACAGGAGCGGGAATATTGTTATTCTGGCCCGCATTATTTTTTCTTGGAGGTAACAAGGAGCAGGAAGCAGAATACGGAAAGCTAAAAGGTCAGTATCAGGCTTTACAGCATGAATATGTTGCAAAAAACTGTACACAAAAATAAATCCATGATAGAGATTAAATAATTAAAATTTATTCTCTTTTCTCTGTGTTGAATTTATTCAATTCTTCCTTAAGTCTTAAAATCTCCTCATCTTTTTCTTTAATCTGCGCCTCCAGAGATTCAATATTTTTAATGTAGTTATCAATATTTCCAATTTTGTTAATAAGTTCAACATCTGCCGCAAAATCAAGATTAAATGTGAACATTCTCGTTCTTGAATCTTCCACTCTCATTTATTTCCCCCTAAAAATTGATTTACCCTGATATACTATTTCGTTTTTAGATTTATCCTTGAAATACGGAATAACAGTTTTGTACAAAACATCAAAATCTTTAGAGCATATTGTAACCCTTTCCACATTAAAAGAGAATAACTTTATAATATTTTCAAGTATTTTTCTGCCATTACTTTTTAACTGATGTTCATTAATAACTGTTAGACCTTCATATGGCATATTCTTGCTCATTACCAATTTTATCCAATAGATCAAACGCCATTTTCATGGTTTCATTTTTCAGATTCTCAGAATTTGAAGCACATGAATTACAAAAAGCAGGATTAAAATTATGTCTGTAAAAATTATTTATATGCTTTGTGAGCTTACATCCTTTGCAGTGTCTATAATCCCTATTTTCACACTCATTACAATGCTTGTGAACTCTTCTCCTAAACGTGAATCTATCAATAGTCTTTATCTCGCAGCATTTTGAGCATAGTTTTTCTAGCATCACTTCATCCCCAGATAGTCTTTAATTGCTTGTCCAGACTCCAGCATTTTTCTTGTGTATCGAAAAACACGCCATCCCATTGCAGTAGCAGCGTTATATTTTTCACAGTCCCCCTCAAAACCTTTTCCTCTTGTATGTCTGCCCCCTGAATAAATTCCGCCCTCAAATTCAAACGCTATCTTTTTTTCAATATTTGCACGATCAAATCTCCATCTTCTACCGGCATGGAATTTATACTCTTTTTCGAGAGGTTTGATTTTCATAGCTTTTAATTGAAAGTCAAAAATCTCATCGAGAGTAGTTATCCTATTTAGCATTTTATTAAAATCATGAACAGTAAATTTTTCAGTTTCCGTAGTGCTTACGATAATTTTACCCACTGCTATCTCCATTTTCTTTATCCTCGAAGCAATCACAATCTATTTTACAGATATTAATAATAGCGCAAGATTCTTGTTTATGATATTTTTTTATACGATCTGTTATATCCTGGATGTTCTTTTCTGTGATTTTTTTAGACAATTTTAAAACTGTTGAACCAATTATTGTGCCTGTCGCAAAAGATATAAAATAATGCCCATAATATCTACATATTTTAATTTCTGGAAACTTAACTATCTCCATTTTTTACCCCTAAAAATATCTGTCCAGAGAGCTACAGAAAACCATATTAATGCAGAACACACTGCCACTGCTAGACATATTTCTAACCCTGTACAAATTATTTGAACAATTGTATCGTTCATTTATTTAACTCCAACAATTTATATTTCTGAAGTTTCACTGTTTTGAGTAAAACATGAAATAAAATGGGGAAGCTTCAGCATATTTATCTTCTATCTTTTTAATACAATCGTTAGCCTTCTCCAGTGTTGGATAAGCCCAAGCTATTTTTCCAAAATCTTCATCTTTTGGATAAACCTCTTTAAAGTCAGGTGCATTTTCCAAGTCATAATTAGTACCATATGATTTATTAAATCGTTCAAGATTTTTCTTATTATTTATTTTTTTTATCCTGATTGCTTCAAAATAATCATAATCTATAAGTCCCTCTTTTGTAGCAATTTTTTGATAAATTGCCAGGTTTTCTTGTCTGACTTTTATGACAAAAAGTCCATTTTTACACTTAAAAATTTCCGGTAATTTCTGTACTCTTTTTTGTTCAATTTCCACAATTTTTCCCTCTGGATTTTTACCCTCCTTCATGTATGATATATAAAGGTGGTGCAAATCAGTCCATTCAAAAACTTCTCTTTCAATCATAAATTTTTCCTTCACTTGTTTTAAAACCCCTTAAAACGTGCTTGTGTTGACAAAAATACCGCATATCTCTCAAAAGTAATACCTAGGTGGCGGGTATCTCACAAAACACGTTTTTTGAGCCTCTGTTTCGTTATTTCCCGTTTTTCCCCAAAACTCGATTAGCCTTCGCCTTGATCTTCGCCGCACTGCCCGCAGACAGCTTGCCTTTCTTGACCATCTGCGTTGCCCTGGCTTTCGCGTTCGCGGCATGAGCCTTGTCAGGCATCGGATATTTTCTGCTCTTCGGCAATCCAAAATCCGACTTCGGTAATTTGTTACGTGTGGCTGCTTTAAGTTTTGACATCTCTAAGTCTCCTCCAGGTTAAAAAAATAATATCTAAAAAACTTTCTCTGGTTCCTGTAAATTTTTTGCTTTGTCTGATTTTTGTTTCATTATTTCCTGACACCGGTCATAAGCAGATTTGTTTGTTGCTCTAAAATATTCCTGATTGGTCATTCCAGCCTCCCTTGCTTCTTTCTCTAATCGTCTGGAAGTTAGAATAACTGACGCCTCGATTGAATGAGGAAATATTTTCAATATGTATTCATCGCTATGATGTCTGCACATCCAGACATTCTCTCCTCGTCTTTCATCTGCGATTGAATTACAGCCAATAACAAAACAACGTGGCGCAAATGGTTTTGATTCTGCGTTTTGATTTTTATCGCTGTAACCGCACTGGCATTTGTAACCATAAAAATACTCTTTGCATTTTGGACATTTATTTTGATACATCTTCGCTACCTCCCAAATAAAGCTCTCCCATGTACTGCTCAAACTTTGTTGCATTGAATAATGTCGCAGGTCTTAAATAATCCGACATCTTTGCATCAGCTGCCCACGCATCAACTTTTCTCACAATCACAGCTTTGCAATTTTTAAATGTCGCTCCAGATTTCAGCCTTGCGATGATCAGCTTCAGGTTTGTGTCGACCGGTCGGTAATTCCTTCCCGTTGCCTCGTTCAGAAAATTTAAAATCTCGATCGCCTGTTTTTTGATTTCGAGGTTTTCATTTTTAAGGGGGGCGAAGTCTGGTTTGCCCGACATAGAATGTTCTTCCTGCTCCTGTTCCTGCTCCTGTTCCTGGATAAGGCATGGCATACGGCATGATTCTCGGAAGGCATAAAGGAAGCCTTCGCCCATGCCTTCGAGGAAGCCTTCAAAAGCCTGATATGAAGCCATTTTAAGCTCGCACTCCGGTATTTCGTCCCAGTGTATTCCCCAACTTTTTATGACGTTTAGCGATTGGGGAGGGTTGTACTTTATTGCATTAGGAATGAGCAAAACCCTAGCCTTATCGTCATATCTGATAATGCCTTCCCGTATGCCTTCCCGTATGCCTTCCCGTATGCCTTCCATAGACCACCCAAGCTCGTCCTGAAGCGTGCCAAGACCTATCTTGTAAATGCCAGGCAAAGATGTAGCAAAAGGAGACGTCAAAAGGTAAATAAATAAAGATTGCCCACTGGGAGGCAATGGAGAGAGGCGCCTAAATTTTTCATCTCCCCACATTTTCATGTCTATTTTTCGGTATCTCATATTATTCCTTAATCTTCGCGCCGAGCTTTGCAAAACACTCTTCGTAGTTCTGAATCTTTCGGGCTTGCTCTTCTATTACGCGCTCTTTCTCTATCAGCTTTTCCTCAAGAGTTTTTGGTAATACCCTGACCTCATATCCTTCTCTTAAGCAAAGCCATACCAGGGTCAATTTATGCCCGACTATTTCATTAAATTCATTAAGCCTGTCTGGCGGCATATGAGCATCCCCGCTTAATATTCTTGAAAATGTCCCTTTGTCGTATTTCATTCCTAGGCGAACGGAATCCTGTGTCAATCCAGCATGTCTTATAGCGAATAACAAAACCTGATTCCATGTTTTTAATGACAGCGCAAGTTCTTGAAACTTCATATCTTCAATGGACATAATTTTTAAATTCTCCTCTTGTGTGATTTGCATAAATGTCCTCCTAACACCTTATTTGCCTGTTCTCCAACCTTATGCAACTTTTTTACAAGATGATAAAAAAAACTGAATTGTGTTGGAGGTCGATAAAGCAGTTTACTTATGACTTGTTGTAAAGTAAACTGTTATTAACATTTATGAGGTGAAAAATGAAAGATTTAAATTCTTTTCCGGAGAGACTCAAATATTTAATTGAGAAATACAAAACTACCCAGCAAAAGTTAGCGGATTATTGCAATACGGATAAGGCATTAATTAGCAAGTATTGTTCAGGAACACATAAGCCAACAAATGCAAGCATTAATAAAATATCAATGTTTTTTGATTGTTCTCAGGATTGGCTCAAGGAAGGAAAAGGAAAATCTAATGATAGATTTGATTATTCCAAAGTAGCAGCTGGAGAATTTCAAAATAAGGTAAAGCTGGATAAGGAACCAGACGGAAGTTTTAATTTAATCATAAGATTAGAGCAGCACGATGTTGAGATGATGGTTAATAAAATATTTTTTCAAAAAAGTGTTGACAACCATTTTCAACAATGAAATACTTTGATTATAAAGTTTTAACAATAACGAAAACTATCTCACAGACGATGTCGTGCATGATGCGAGACATGAGAGAAAGGCGATCTGCTTAGCCTGTCTGAAAGCAGAAGGGAGGATGACAATGATTGTCTCTGCGAAACGATTTTACTGCTTGTATCGCTCCCTGAAACAGGCAGGGTTTATTTTTTGATAAACGGAACAGGAGAGATGGATATGCTCATTCTTACAAGACGTATAAACGAAACATTAGTAATAGAAAATAGTCTTAACATAGAAGAAAACATAATAATAGAGATTTTAGGAATTAAGGGGTGTCAGGCTAAGCTTGGAATTACAGCGCCAAAGGAAATATCGGTACATCGTGAGGAAGTTTACAAAAAAATAAAAAAAGAAGGGAAATCAATATCAGTAAAAAAGAAAAATTTCATAAAAGAAAACGATAATATACAGACATCCCACTCTGATTATATGGAGACCTAAGCATGTTACAGGCATATCACAATGACCCTGACAAAATAATACACTATTTGATAAATAATAAAATCATTACTGTTAATAAAAAGTCTGGAGAAGTAAACAGTAAAAGATGGAATAAGCCATTAGGATGCTTTAATTCAAAGGGATATAAGGTATGCACGCTTCATTACAATAAAGTTAGAATACAGGCAAAAATACATAGAATAGTATGGATTGACTCTAATGGAATAATTCCCAAGGGATATGTTATAGATCACATTAATGGAATAAAGTCAGATAATCGAATATCAAATCTCAGACTTGCCGATTCTATTTTAAATTCTAGAAATAGACGAAACTATTCCGGCATAAATAATCCATCCGCAAAGATAAATTATTTAATTGCTAACAATATAAGAAAAGAATACAAAAAAATAAAATCCTATAGAAAAACTGCAAAATTATTTAATGTCAGTGCAACATTGATAGCAAAAATTGTAAGGAGAGAATTATGGAATTAATAGCGTTTCATGGAAATCCAGAAATAAAAGATTTTTTGATAAATAGATTACAGAATCATTTTGATAATGACGAAATTGTAAAAGGAATATATTGGGATAATGGTCGTGGATGTGGGGTTGGCTGCTCGATTCACTCTTCTGATCATTCTCTTTATGAGTCAATACTTGGTCTTCCGGAGTGGATAGCTCGAGTAGAAGATAAAATTTTTGAAGGATTACCAAATGATATTGCGAAAGAATGGCCTTTGCGTTTTTCTAAATCAATTAAAACAGGATCAAACATAAACAATATTAAAATACCATTTTTAATATGTATTGTTGAATCTGTTCTCGATAAGTTCAATCACCAAGAATTTCCTGATTGCAAAAAATCAATAGATGAAATTTTGATTTTGTTGAAAAGTGCACCTATGTATTTCGAGGCTGCTGAGGCTGATGCTGAGGCTGCTTGGGCTGCTTGGGATGCTGGGGATGCTGCTGAGGCTGCTTGGGCTGCTGCTGGGGGTGCTGGGGCTGCTGCTGAGGCTGCTTGGGCTGCTGCTGAGGCTGCTTGGGCTGCTGCTGGGGCTGCTGGGGCTGCTGGGGCTGCTGGGGCTGCTGCTGAGGCTGCTGCTGAGGCTGCTTGGGCTGTTGGGGCTGCTAGGGCTGCTGCTTGGGCTGCTGGGGCTGCTAGGGCTGCTGTTTGGGCTGCTGGGGCTGCTGCTGGGGCTGCTGCTGGGGCTACTGAGGCTGCTGCTGGGGCTGCTGCTGGGGCTGCTGTTGGGGCTGCTAGGGCTGCTGGGGCTGCTAAGAAAAATACATATATTTACTTTGCAAATAAGCTAATTGAGCTTATCGAAAATTGTGATTAGGAGATTTTTAAATGAATATTGATTTTGAAATTGGACAAGAAATTTATTTTTTAAAAGAAGGAACCAACAATATATTAAAAAGCAAAATTACCAGAATGGTTGTTGAAGGGGCCGTTCAAGGTGGACATATTATTCTTAATACATGTAGAGGAACAAACGTTTATACAAAAGACGCATTTAAAACACTTGAAGATGCCAAAGCAAATATTATTAAAAATCTAGCAGAATTAATTAATAAAGTATCAAGTATTAAGGAGATTTAACATGAGCATTATGCAGGAATATGCGCACAGATGTAGCGATTCAGTTATTTCACATTTTGTTAATTTAAACTCATTAAGAGAAACTTTGGATAAAAAAATAAAACATCTCAATGATCTTAGAAAAGAAGAAAAGAAAGAAAAAGAATCTTGGGCTAAACGTTTTATTTATGAAATAAAAAGGAAAAATGCAATTAGAAATCTTGAAAATGAGCTTTTTTATGGAGGATGACGATATGAAGTTACTTTCAAATCAATTATGCCCTGAAAGTGGATATGCAGAATTGATGGCGTCAGGAAAAGATTATAACGAAATATTTAATCTTGAGAGAAGCGGTGATGAACTTATAAACGATATAGGAAATGGAGAGTAAAATGGATATAGAATCACATTCTGAATCATATAAAAATAAATATTCTTCACTTACATTTAGTGAAGATCAGGTAGAACTTATAAAAAGAACAATATGCTCAGGGTCAACAAATGATGAACTTATGCTTTTTATGCAGCAATGCAAAAGGACGCGTCTTGACCCATTTTCAGGACAGATTCATGCAGTTAAAAGAAAAGTAAAGGACGGCGATAGATGGGTAGAAAAATTGTCATGCCAAGTTGCGATAGATGGTTTAAGGCTAATAGCAGATAGAACAGAGAAATATATTGGTCAAACTTCTACAATGTGGTGTGATTCAGATGGTGTTTGGCGAGATGTGTGGCTTAAGAAATCTCCCCCTGCTGCCGCGAAAGTAGGAATATATCGCGAAGGATTTAAAGATGTAATAGTAGGTATCGCAAGATATGATTCATATGCTCAGAAAAAATCAGACGGAACTCCAACCGCAATGTGGGCAAGGATGCCTGATGTAATGCTTGCTAAATGCGCTGAAGCTTTGGCATTACGTAAAGCGTTCCCGCATGAAATGTCTGGCATTTATACAGAAGAAGAAATGGCGCAAGCAGACAATGTTTGCCATCAATCTGAGAGAGGAATTATACAGGAAAAGAATATTGAGATTGATAAAAATGATGTAGCAAGAAGTCATTTTGATGCAATAGAACAATGCAGGGATATGGAAGAATTAAAAGTAAAATACAAAAAAGCACTTGCTTTTGCAAAATCATGCGGCGATAAAGTAATGGAAGATAATATAACTGCGCTTAAGGATTCTATGAAATCTGAAATAACAAGCCGTCTAACAATATCTCATAAGGATGATTGAAATGAAACTTTACGAAATCACAGAAGAGTATCAAAGAGTTTTTGAAGAGTTAAGCGAAAATGGAATATTTGATCAAGAAACAATTGATAATACATTATCTCCTATAACGCAGTCTTTTGAAGATAAAGCAAAAAATGTTGTTGCATACATTAAAAATGTAGAGCAAGAGATAGTTGCTCTTCAAAATCATAAGGAAAATATAGATTCAAGGATAAAAGCATACAAAAAAGAATTTGAAAACCTAAAAAATTATCTGAAAAACAATATGATTAACATGAATATAAATAAAATAAGCTGTCCATTTTTTGACATTATAGTTAAAGATTCTAATCCTTCTTTGATAACAGAAGATGAATTAAATATACCGCCTGAATATATAACGACAAAAACAGATGTTATTGTCGACACAGAAAGACTTAAACGAGATATAAAAAATGGTTTGGTTTTAGATGGAATTTATATTAAGAAAAACAAATCATTAACTATAAAATGTGATGGAAGTAAAAAAATTAAAAAAGATTTATTCAAAGTTATGCCCTCACCTAATTAAATTAAGCTTATGCTTAACCATTACTAACGATTTATGCAGGTGCGGGCGCCATATTAAAGAGGAGTATTTATATGTCTCAAGAAGTTATTGAAAAACAAAATGATTTGATTGTAATTGATAAGTTAAATTTACCTGCTATATTTTCTGGCGTTCAATCAGATTTAATAATAGAGGAAATAGAAAAAAAGGCTAGATCATATATTCTTGACGTGTCAACAGAAAAGGGTCGTAAAGATATAGCGTCTTTATCTTTTAAAATAGCAAAGTCAAAAAACATGCTTGATAAAGCAGGTAAAGAGCTTACTCAAGAAGCAAAGGATAAGTGCAGAAAAATTGATAAAGAAAGATCAAGGATTTGGGACAGGCTTGAATCATTGCAGCATGAAATCAGAAAGCCTCTTACTGAATTTGAAGAAAAAGAAAAGTCGAGAATTTTTAATCATGAATCAAACTTACGGGTTTTTAATGATATTTTGGATTTCTGCAAAACGGATGAAGGGCTTATTAAAGAAATTCACGGAGAAACAATTTTTTCTCAAAAATTTGAACTAATTGAAAAACTGAAATCAATAGAATGGGAGGAATTTAAAGACAGGGCAAACTCTATATGCTTTCAGTGCGAAAAATCATTAAGAGAAAAACTCGAAAAGTATAAAAAATATTGCGCCGAAAAAGAAGAGCTTGATCGTTTAAGAAAACAGGAACATGAAAGATTAAAGAAAGAGCATGAAGAAAATATTGCTAAAAAGGCGGCAGAAAAAGCGAGACAGGAAGCAGAGATAACCGCAAAAAAAAGAGAAGAAGAAATGGCTGAAAAATTCAGAAAAGAAAAAGAGGCGGTTGAGCTTTCTTTAAAAAAAGAAAGAGAAGAATTAGAAAAACAGGCGGCAGAAAAGTTAGAAAGAGAGTCTGATGAGTATCATAAAAAGAAAATAGAAGATGAGGTTTTTTTGTCAATAGTCAATCAAAAAATTGCTCTCACGCACTCAGAATGCTTACTTATATTTGAATCTATAAGAGAAGGAAAAATACCGCACGTGAAAATAATTTATTGAGGAGATGTAAAAATTTCCCTCAACAGGGCTACCACGGGGATTGCGGAAAGTAACGCTTGTGGAGATATGAGTAGCGCAGTAAGGCACTCATCCCAAGAACCCGCCGAAGGGATTGCACAGGTCAACGTGTAAACCAGTAGGAATCCCCTAACTTTACGGATGGGAGGATGTCAATAAATTAAATGATACTTAGATAAGTAATATCTAATCTGTAAAAATTTTTAGAAACTTTAAACGGGAGAAATGTAGTGATAGATATAGAAAGTTTAACATTGAAGCAAATTAAGGAAATTAAAAATTTATCAGAAAATAAAAATAATCACCCTTATATAATCGGACAAAATTATTTCATAAGAACAATAACATATTTCTTGGTTGGAAATCTTGTCTCGGTTTATGAATACGAATTAGTTATTAAAGATGCCGCATGGATTCCTGAAACTGGAAGATATTCAGACTCATTCAAAAAAGGAGAATTTGAAGAAGTAGAGCCATTGGATGGGAATATCATAATTGGTAGACAATCAATTATTGATTGCGCGCAATGGACAAAAGAATTGCCGAGAAAACAAAAATGAGAATTAAAGCAATGAGAATGACAGCAATTTTAGGGTCGCGGTCGGGGTCGTTGTCGTGGTCGGGGTCGGGGTCGGAGTCGGGGTTGGGGTCGCGGTCGTGGTCGCGGTCGGGGTCGGGATGGAAATAAGTAGTATTCTGATGAAAATTACAGGATAGATTTAAATGTCAAATGAAATACCAGAAGATGTTCAAACCTTGGTATGCGCTAAATCATGGCTAAAGGTTAATATTGATTCATTGAATAATGTTGATGGAAATCAATCCGTCAAGGAAGAGATTGTTAAGCTATTAAACGCTATTGAGTTAATAGATAAGATCATCTTTGAAAGAATGCCGAAGGAGGAAGATTTTGGAGAATGAATTGCCTGAAAACTTTAAGGTTGCTATTCCTTATAATTGGGAAGGAGCTGTTTGTGAAAAATTGAGTCATTTTTATAATGGAAAAAAAGTTAAAAGAGTGGGAAAAACTTTTGTGTATGTTTTTTCAATAAAATATTTGTCACTTTGTGGAATGGATATAGAAGATTGTCATATTTCTGATGATATTTATACTTTTGTTAATTATGATTTACCAGAAATAACTATAACCCAATTAATGAACGCAAATCCAAAAGTTAATGAAGTTGATGAAGGATTGGAAATACTTTATGACCTTCTTGAAAAAAGTATATCAACGCTTAAAGATATAAGGGATAATATAAATGAAAAATCATAAAGTGCCATTGATAATACTGGCGTCAGGGCTATTGGTTTATACACTTTTGGTATTTTGGACAGGTTATTTTTAAAGTTATGAATATCGGTGCGTTCCGGAGAAACGCCGTGGGAAGACGTTGTGTGGTTCCAGATTATGTCTGTAATCCAGTTGTCCGTTAGTTATGTAGGGTATTATAACCTATTGACCACTATAAAGCACACAACATATCAGGTTCGACTCCTGACGATATTCACCAATAGTGAGAATATTGAAATTATTGGTAATGTATTTGAAAACCCAGAATTACTTAGAGAGGACTAACCCATGAGCGAAAAGTGTATGTGGGAAAAATCAGTATATAAGCCTAAAGGATATGATGAATATGAAACGGAATCATCATGGTATGTTGGATGCACAAACAGAATTTACGAAGAAATTCTAGATAAATGCCCTTACTGCGGCAAAGAAATTGAGGAAGTTGAGGGATGATTGACAAAGAGAAAATTCTCAAACATATCCAAAAACAACAAAAACAGTCTAAAGATTTATCAAACGATAGCAATACATCATATAAAGATTTTTTGGAGCATTTTAGTATTGCAAAATATTTTGGTGATTTAATAAATTCTATTGAAAAAGGTAAATTTGACGTTAAGGAAAGCTCGCTATGGCTAACATTCGAAGAAAATATGCCTAGACTTAATCAAGAAGTAGAAGTTAAGTTTAAAGATGGTGAAATAAAAGAATTGTTTCTTACTCTAGAGGAAGAACCTATTTATGAAATATGTCGTCTTATATTTGTAAGTAAAGATAAATCTTTCACAGCAAATCTTAAACAGATAGAATCATGGCGTCATATTCCTGAAGAAAAAAAAAGAAAGCCGGATTTATATAAGCATGTGCCTGCTATAGAAAAGTATAAAAAATCTCTTAATAAGGGTGATCTTATATTGATTAATTGTAAAAACGATTTAGTTTCTTCATATTTTATTGGTTTTTTTAAAGAAATTACTGGAAATTATGATGACGATGGAAATGATCATAATATTTATATTCATTTCTGTTCTGAAGATTTATTAGAAAAATGGAGTGCTCAATCTTTATTTTTTGATTTTATACAAAAAATAATCCGAATAAACTTTGAAACGAAAGAGTTTGAGGAGATTTGATCAATGCCAAAATATAGAGTTGAAGGAAGTGTCGGATTAAATGTTAGCGTTGATGTTGAAGCGGATAACGAAGATGATGCCATATCTAAAGTTTCTCAAAAATTTCAATATACATACATGGAATATCTTGAGGCTGAAATAATTAATTAAAATGAATTTATAGATAATTTATATGATACCTGAGGAGATTTGAATATGTCTGATATAAACGGCAATGGATATGGCTCATCCCATAAATGGAAAAAAGCCTATACCAATGAATATCCTATTGGCGCTGGTGACAAATTTTCTGTTTATCAATGCGAGAATTGCGGATATAAATTTAAGCATTTCTATGATATACATTCAAATATTTTCTATCAAATTGAAATAAATGGTATTCCGGATATTTGTCCGAAATTATAAATAAAATCAGAGGAATTAAAACCATGAAAGACAGAAAGATTGTTGATTATATAATTGTAACAACGCAATACGCAGATGATTTACCAGCTTTAGTGAAGACTAAAATATATGACGGTTATATTCCGCTTGGAAACGTTTCAATAATGAATGACGGTGGTTACTTTGTTAGCGTGTTTCAAGCCATGGTGAAGTACTCTGAGGACACATAATGGAAATAACGGATAAAGACAGGCTTGATTTCATTCAGGAGCATTCATTGAATATTACATCTGATAATTATACTAAAAAGGTTAGCTGTAATTATTCTTGCTATACCGGAACATACGCAAAAACAAATGATGTTCGAGAAGCTATTGACATTGAAATTATGGCTATGCGGGAGAAAGACAAGTGCGAAAAATGAACATAAGCCAAAATGACCACATATTAAAATGCAAGCTATGTAAACATAACATGTCGCAGTTAGATTATCGCCATGTTTACGAGGGAATATGCTTTCAGTGCATAACTGATATTCTTTTCTTCTTGCAAACATATGATGCAGT